GTTAAGAGAGATGCCTTTACTAATCATATGTAAAAGTGATTAGTAATTGTTAAGACTGCCTCAAGTAGAGGCTGTGCCTTAACGGGCCAGTCTATACCGAGAGGTATAGAAGACTTTCTTAACATGACCACTCTTAGCTCCTTATGCTCTGTTTAGTCAGAGGGTTCAATAATCCAACTTGCAATAAAAATTATATTATGAAAAATACAAAATTATCACAAATAGGATTATCTCGCCAATGGGACTCTAGATTAAATTCAAAATTTTCTATTAAGAAATTTTGATTATTTTCTAAAGTCTCAGTCTGACTATTCCAATTATGAAATACCAGTCATCACCATCTTATATTGGAGTTATGCCATCGCATAATGCGATTGTATACTACCAACGGTAAGACCTTTACAGTACAATACTGTAAAGAAGCTTTTCGACTTATGTCGAAAAGTTTAGGTGGTGAGGTGACCCAAAGTTCAGAAGAACCTAGGGTCGCGAACAGGAGAGGACTTCCTCTAATAATACCTGGAGCCCTACGCCTCAAAATTGAGGCCGGGGACCAAAAGGTTATTAGAGTGGTCTTCACAGTACTATCTGTTTATAGAGTCATACCTGCGTACCCAAAACTAAAATTAGGGACTATTACAAGTCCTTTCTCGGGAATCAATTCTGATTTACCTGAGCTAAATTTAGTATTGCCTTTGCTTGAAAGAAAATCTTTCTTAAATAATTATTTAAGAGAGAAATATTTCAAGGTGGCCACTGGGCCGTTCACGGTAGGTCGTAGTTTACGACTTCTTACCTCAGCGGGTCCGAATTCTCGAAACCAACTCTTTGGTTATGCGATCGATGCTTTTGCATGACGGAATAACCCTAGTTTGTTGGAAACATTTAAACAATTTGCTTTGTTAACAAATAATAAAAATGTTTTCGAGAAGTTAAGAGATGATATCAAGTTTATTGATTCTAACGATCTAAAAGTTGAACAACTTTTAGATACAGAAGAAATCCGTAAATCTTGAGTATCATCTTCGGACACACTGAAACTGGGAAAACTCTGCTTAAAACAAGAAGCGGCGGGTAAAGTACGAGTATTCGCCATGGTAGACAGCTGAACTCAAACGCTATTAGGAACTCTCCACGATGGATTATTAAAGATTTTATCTTCAATACCCCAAGATGGAACCTATGATCAACATAAGCCAGTTAAGGCTTTAATTGATAAAGGTTTAAAAGAATTCTATAGCTATGATCTTTCTGCTGCTACTGATAGACTTCCTATCGAAATCCAAGTAAGGATAATATCATGATTATTTAATAATCAAGATATTGGTCCCCTTTGGAAAACGTTATTAGTTGATCGAGACTATCTCCTTGAGTCCAAAGATCAGAAGTTTTCTTCTGAAAATGGATCTTATAGATATAGTGTTGGTCAACCAATGGGATGTCTATCTTCATGGCCAATGCTAGCCCTTACCCACCATCTTATAGTACAGGCTGCTGCACGTAGATCCGGATCAGTTACCTGATTCGAAGATTACGCTGTCCTCGGTGACGATATTGTTATCGGAGATGGAGCAGTAGCTAAGTGCTATTTGGTCCTTATGAGTGATTTGGGAGTAGAAATTAATCTATCCAAATCATTAGTAAGTGCTTCGGGATCTTGTGAATTTGCAAAACGCTTCTATCATCATGGTATAGATGTAAGTCCGATTGGACCTAAATCTATCCTTGAAATGATAGGAAACCCACGCTCTTTTAAAGACGTTGTTTTAAACAACTCTTTAATTGAAGTGGAAGATTTTGCGATCCTCCGAGATCAACTCAAGGGTCTCTTTAGTTCTGATAAGGTTATTAATTCTAAGTGAATTAATAAAATCAAATCAAACTATTGAGACTTGGTGAGTTGTTTTGGGTTGAACTTGGGATTGGATCTATCACCTAGTCTTACGACTACGGCTATAGATTCGCTTGATCCCAAGGAGAAGATGATCTTTTCTACTCTTTTAAAGAGTATAATAGATTATCGTCTTACCCAGGGTTGATTTTTGGGACTTGAGGAAACTGTTAACACTTACAATAGGTATAGAAGATTCTATTCCTTTTGTAGCATTAGCAAGTTTCCAAGTACTGATTGTATATTAAACTCTATGAGTGAGATATTACAAGAAAGTACTTATAAGTTAAAGACTAATATGACTGAAGATGAGGCTTTACGCCTCGCATTCACGTCACTAGCTCGCTTAACTTGAGTCCTTGAAGAGAAGAAACAAACGAATAGTAGATCTATAAAGAGCTTACGATTAAGTAAGGCTCTATTTGATCAGTTATACTCTGTATCTCCTGTTCTGGCTTTGTCTCTGATTAAAGAGAGTCAGGCCGATCCTCGTTTCGTAAAACGAGAGGGGGTTAACTGAGAACTCAGTTAACTTGGTCACTAGAACGCTTTGAAAGGTTTAC